TTCGTTTCTTTAATAAGTTTCTTTTGTTCACGAATTATTTCTTTTTGAGTATCTCTATCTGCAATAACTTCTATTAACTCATCTTCCATCCTTTCGATGTCTAATTCAATATCTTCTGGACTTCTTAATGTATCATCAACCTTTTTTAATTCTTTGGTCATAGTAAAAATAATATCGTTAAGATTTGTCTTCATTTCTTCATGTTCGGACTTATCTAATTTCATTTGTTCGTATGAACCAGTGTATTGAGTAATTACATCGTTCGCTGCTGCCAAGTCGGTTGAAAAATCTTTTCTCTTATATTCTCTAATTAATGCAGCTGTTTCTCTAATATCTTCATGTCCTATACTATATAATTGTTCAAATATATCGATATCTAAAAACTGTGATAGTAGTTCTTTTCTTTCTCTTTGACTCTTATCGATAAATCCGGTGTTATTATTTTGTAATGATAATGCAGTTAAGACAAAGTCATCATATGATCCTAAATATTGTTGGATTATTTTATTTGTAGAGTCTCGTTGATCACCATTTAAGTTTTCTTCGTTACCGGAAGCATCAACTCTCCAAAAATCGACATTTACTTTAACATGACCATTTCCATGTTTTTTAGCTTTACGTTCAATAAAGTAAGTATACTTACCCAATTCAAATTCAAACTTACAATGAAAATTAGATTTTTTATTATTTAATACATGTTTTGCTTTTTTAGTTCTACTACATTTATCAAAGCATGCAAATGATAACGCATCTAATAATGTTGATTTCCCAGATGCATTTGGAGCAAATAATCCATATAATCCATTCATGTTAGTAAAATCAATAATATTGTTTGGTCCATAACTAAACATGTTTGAAAATTCAAATGTCTTCGGTGTCCATGTAATATTTCTAGTCAATGTACTTGTTGGCAATTTACTATGTACTGTTCTATTAATATGTCTTACAGTATCTAGTAATTCATCATCTAATGCATATTCGTCTGATAGGTATTCTGAAATAACTTTATTCTGCCACTCTACATCTCGTATGTTTCCAAAGTTAATTTTCTTTTTCGAATCTGTTGTATTTAATGCATTTATTTTCTGAATTGATATATCTTGTACCTTGTATTGAGATTTTATTTTTGCTACAATCTCTTTCAATGTAGCAGAATCTGTATCTTTTACTTTTAATCTTAGCCTAGGACGTATTGGAATCTTATCACTAGGGTTTGTAATCTTGCCATTATCAATCTGATATGTATAATATCCATAATCGTTTGGTATATCAACAAACTCACATTTCTTAGTATCTAAGTCCCATACCATAATTCCATGTCCCAATGCTTCGCCATGATTTTGTTGGATCAATGAACCTGCATATGCAATTGTCTTTTCATCATCTAGATATTGTGGTTTATGTATATCACCTAATAACACTAAATCATGTCCTTCAAACATTTTTGTTGTAACATGTGTATTGCTAAGAGTGAATCCTGCATCCGTTGAAGCATTATGTACCGACCCATGATGTAATGCTATTTTATAATCTCCCTCAAAACTATCAGCTCTTATATAATCAACTGGCTTATCGAACACAGATAATACGTTAAAGTGTACTCCTGATATATAATATATACCATTGTCTTTAAGATAGTGTAGGCATGGATGATTTAAGGCTTTAACGATTGGACTAAGGGCATCTAGTCGATAACTATTATTTAAGTTGCAATCATGATTACCAGTAATTATCAATGTAGGTGCTAAATCTGCTAACTTTTTAAAGAAATCAGATACAACTGCTACTAGTTCTGGTGACATATCTGTTTTAGCATGTACAATGTCTCCGGCTACATATATTACAGAATTATCTGTTCTAGTCTTTTTAATATAAGAATATAATCTCTTAAATACTAGCTGATATTCTTTATGTCGTTTAACATTTCTAACATGTACATCTGCTATATGATAAATCTTATCTATCTTTTCAATTCCAATATCTATAGTGCGCATAAAATCTTTTGTTCCATTAATTCTGTTTCATTCATTATATGTGTTTCATGTAACACATTTGTTATTTTTTCAAATCCTAATTCACTAGGGTCTTTTCCTGTTATATCTACGAAGAATACATTTAATCCATTTGACATAAAATACTCAGCCGTTTCTAATGCTTGTTTTCTAGCATCTAAATCTAAACATATGTAAATGTCTTTAACTCCTTTTTCAACAATTCTTTTTTTCAATGTATTTGATATTGTCTTTCCGAATAAAGGAATACAATTACGTTTAATTGCAATTGCATCAAATGCTCCTTCTACTAATATAATAGGCATCTTCCAGTTAATATGTAATTCAAATCCAACAATATCTTTTGATGCTGGAGGATTTTTATGTTTATATTTATCTTCGGCATAATATGCACGTGCTACAAAATAATTTAAACTACCATTTGCATCATAACTAGGAATAATTATTTTACCCTTATATGAACCTTTTCTACAATAACCAATTCTATATTTTAATATATCATGTATAGTAATATTACGTCCTTTAAGATAATGAATAGCATTTCTATACTCCGGACTCATTTCTTGCAATTCCCATAATGGTCTATATCCTTCAGGCAATTGTAATACCGGAGTATCCGTAGTTGTCTTTGTTGGACGCCATTCTACGTCATCGAGTAACTCTACTAATTTAGCTATCTTTTCTCGTTGAACATTTAGTTTACGAAATAATATAGGAAGTTTCCTACCAGCCGCATTACATACCCAACAATGCCAATATTGAGTTACAATATTAACTTCCATCTTCTTTTTATTATGATGACAGAATGGACAATGGAATGCAATATTATCATTGGAGTTTATCTTCCCACGACCCATTACAGTTTCAAGAAGACTTATGATAGAGAATTTGCTCATTTGCTCATTTATTAGTTATACTTATTTCATTATCATTTTCAATACTTTCAATAATAACGTTTTTATTAAATAAATTCAATAAAAAATTTTATTAATATGAATATATTAAAAATATCTCGTAAGATCAACCTTTTGACAAGCTTTTTTTCTCCTTAAGCCAACTCTCCGGAATAACCTTCTCTGCCCATGGTATATCATGTTTATCACAATACATTGCATAAGTAGTTTTTGATCCTTTCCTTATTTTTGTTTTGGAAGATTGGAATACCATTCTAATATCTAATTCTGGATGTTGTTTTTTTATAAGTAGATGTTTCTTCCTATCTTCAAGAACCCATCTGCCCTTTGTCTCAACTAAGATACCATTAGGTAATGTAAAGTCAATTGTATACGTATGTTTTGTTTCCGGCTTTATATAATCTATGACCGTAGTTTCATACTCAAATTTAATTTTATTTTCTTTAAGTTGGTCTGATACTTTATGTTCAAACCCACTTCTATAACCGTGTTTAATTGCATTTGCACGCAATTTGGATTTTGATCTCCATGCCATAACTAATTCCTCTATTTTATATAAATATTAGTAGTCCCAACGAACAACGAAATTCATATCGATATCTGGATTCTTTTGAATAGGCTGCGCTAACTTTGCTGTTGCTAACATTTCTGCTTTATCATTATATAAACCAATTGATGTAATATAAGGTTTTAATGTTCCGGATACAAATAATCCTTTACGCAATTCGCCTGGAGGTAATGTTGTTTGATTTGAATCAGAAACATTTCCATCTGTTACAGGCCTGTATGTCGAAGTAGGATTCATTGTAACATTGAATTGATCTTTTGGTACACGAACTAAACATTCATTTTCATAAATAGTATGAGTACCACGATATTTAACTTCCCATGTATTACCAAATATACCTGACCCTGAATTATATTTAGGTAATGGGGATGATGCAACTACCTGGCCATTTTTGTGGAACACGTTACCCGCTACATTGGTTTGATAACATGAAGCTGATAAATAATGTTTGTTTCCTAAGGACGCAATACCGGTATTATTAACAGCATAATCATACATTCTTATTTCTGCAACCATTTGTTCTACACCATCTTGCCTTTCATCATTAATATTACCTAATACAACATCAGCTGCGTTAGATGTAAAGTCTGGTAATGTTCCTGTCGTGCCTCCAGATCCAGTTACTCCATTTGCAAAAATTTCCAATTTGGATGCAGAATTTCTAACACATATATGTTGCCAATCGCCCGGTGTCATAGAAATATTTCCTGATGTTACATGTGTTGCCTTTTTACCATCACATGCTATAAAATGATATTCACCGGATGTACCATCTTGTTCTCCTGCTACAATATGAAATGGAGTACGTATTGCATTATTTTCAAATTGAGCCGCAGTAATTAATGCAGTCTGAATACCTTCTGTTGGATTATTATTTACAGTACGTACTTTACGTTTACCATCAATACTATCTAAAAATGTTTCTTCTTTTACTCCCCATTTGGATAATATCGTTTGATCTCGTTCATCTATTTGCTTATGCCATAATGATATTGTCCAATCATCATAACGACCGAATCTATCAAATTTGTCATTATGTGGTATTTTGATTTGAGCACCTTTACCAGAATCAAAATGGGCAGCTAGACCAGATGGAGTTGCTGAAACAGCACTACTAGTAACTTCAATTCCACTTACAATAGTTACTGAATTATTTATTATTGCAGATTTTTCTACTTTGTTTAATTTATAAGTTATGCCTTTTGATAATTCACCTAACTCATCATAATCATTAAACTTTCTATACAAATTATTAAATGACATATGAAAGAAATTTCTACTACTAGATGCAAATGTAGTTGTATCTATTATAGGGTCAATTAAATTTCCATTGCCATCATCATGTAGATTAATTGTCAACCCACTTATAGAAGATGTAACATTAAATGTTCCATGTTTTATTTTTTCTCCTACCTGACCATACGGTGCTGTAAATAACGATGCCGAATGCCATAAAAATCTTTGTTGAGTATCAATACTTAAAAAATCTGCAGATTCAGCTGGATTGTGGTTACGATAATACTTATGGTTAATCGCATTCCATATTACATGTTGATTTGTATTATCATCTGAATTGATCGGAAATGTTCTATCTCCTACGCCTTGACCTGTATCTCCATCAATATGAGGGACATGTTTACGATAAATTGCATTATGTCGAAAATAACCGTCGTTGTTAGAAAAAGTACTAGATAAAACTTTATAATGTTTATAAGTCTTTACTGGCCTTTGCTGAAAATCATTTGCCTTGATTGGCTGAAATACTGACGGTATAATTGGCATATCATCTTACTAATTTAATTTAGAAGTCTAATTTAACTTTAATAAGAGCTTCTCTTGTATAATTTTTTAATAATGGTTGGGATAGTTTTGCAGTCGCTAACAACTCTCTTCTATCATTATATAACCCTACAGTTGTTATATATACTTGCGGATCTTGAACCATTGTTTTAAAAAATAATTCTCCTAATGAACCTGTAACAAATGATGGATTATTTGAATAATTATATTCTGCATTTTTAACTCTTACAAAATAATAAGTCGACTTAACTTGTTCAGAAGACCTTGCTTGAATACCACCATTTACTCCTGCAGGCGTCAATGCATTAGAACCAGATATAGATGTAAATAATTTTACTGTATTATCGCCTTGTACTCCAGAACCTGTTACAGAATTAAAATTAACTCCACCTAATGATATGTCTTTATTTAACACCTCACCATTTAATATTGCAACTCCATGTTGTGGATATAACAATCCATAATATACCGGAGCTGTTGGATTATAAATAGTAGTTCCTTCATCAATTGATCCAGAAACTAAATTATATACTAAACCTCCTTCTGATACACTTCCTCCAGAAGTTACAGACGAATCATCAATTATTTGAATGAAATTACTTGTTCCCGATAATTTAACATTAGATCCGGTATGTGCATTATTTGCAAATCCATTAACTATACCACTAGGAGCTGAACCAGATAGTTGTGCTAGTGACACTTCAAAGTTACCTGGATCTAATTTTTCTCTAACTCTTGCTCTATTGAAGTTTAATATATATATTTCATTTGTATCTGTACCATTAATTGTAAACTTTTTATCATTCGGGGCTAACAATAATTGTGCATATTGTTTATATATTGCTCTACTAGGAGTATCATTATTCAAATTTCCTGTTAAATCTTTCGAACCCGATCCATTAAAATGACCATATGCCATAGACAATTCTGAATTGGCATTATTATTAGATGCAGGATCTCCCGTCGAAAATATTTCTTGTATATATGTTTTTTGGGTTGCAGTAAGATTTGATGAAGTAAACATAGAAGTTAAACTTCCAGTATTGCCTGCAAACAAGCCTCTCGTAACAGTCTCTATATTATTAGGCAATACATCATCAGTAGGATCGAAGTTAGTATATATACGTCCTAATCTTTGACGTGCTTTTGCTTGTTCACGTTGTCTAATAATCTGATCAGCTAATTGTCTAGCTAAACTTTCAACTTGAGATGTAGCAGAAACCGGATTATTTCTTCTAAATGCTACCGGGCCTCTTCTACTTATTCTTCTGTTATATATTGCCATTTTTATTTCCCTTTATTATGCTTGTGGTTGTCCTACTGTTGCAACCTCGACTTTCTTAACTGTTAATGTTACAGAAGCTCTACCACCAGTCTCATTACCAATAAACAATATTGTAACTTGTTTATCAGCACTCAATAACTCTTTTGCAGTTATTTCAAATTGAGTACCTGATACTGTAATTGATTGAGCTGCTTCCGAATCTCCTATAAATTGTGGAACTGATGCAGCAGAATTTCTTGCTCCTCTTGTTGCAACAATATCAGCACAATCCGAGTCAGATAATATTGCCGTATATCCAAAACTTCTATTTCCGCCACCAAAGTTAACTGTGGATGGAGTTATTGTTGTAGACTCATTTGCATTTAACTCAATGTTGTTTTGTGCAACTCTTACAACAGGTATACGTGCAGTCCCTTTTGGTAAAGTAACTAATTTATATTTTAGCATCTGTGTCTCATCTGCTAATGCTTCAACAACTGGCATATTTTCAATAGCCGCGCCATAATACGCAGTTCCTA